AGCGGTGTGATTGCTTGTCGTTGTGTTTGCTGCTAAAGCTGAAGCTCCAACGCCTGTGTTGTAGTTTCCAGTTGTGTTGGCCTTTAGAACTGAATCGCCAATCGCCGTATCGTATCCTGCTGCCGTTGATACTAACAAGGCATCCTTACCTACAGCAGTGTGATTAGAGCCTGTTGTATTGGCTCCTAAAGAACCTTGACCGACTGCTGTGTTTGAGGCTCCTGTAGTGTTAGCGTCTAAAGAAGCTTGACCGACTGCGGTGTTGTTAGAAGCTGTTGTATTGGCTGCTAAAGCACTTCTGCCTACCGCAGTATTTGATGCTCCTGTGGTGTTGGCAGTAAGCGATGATGAGCCTACCGAAGTGTTGTTAGCGGCTGTCGTGTTATTGGCAAGTGAATCTGCTCCAATAGCCGTATTATGATCTCCTGTGGTGTTATCTGTTAAAGATGCAGCACCGACAGAAACATTGTAGGAGGCTGTCGTGTTGGCATCTAAAGCAGCAGACCCCACCGCAGTATTCGAGGCTCCTGTGGTGTTAGCTCCTAAAGAGTTATAGCCAACTGATGTGTTGTTAGCTGCTGTTGTATTAGCATCTAAAGCTGCCATACCGACTGCTGTGTTATAGGCGCCTGTGGTGTTGGCTAGCAGCGCATTTACGCCTACAGCCACATTAGCTTCTGCTGTGGTGTTGGCACTTAAAGCGTTCGTTCCTAAACCTGTATTATTGTCTCCCGTGGTGTTGGCATCTAGTGACGAAGTACCGACTGCAACATTGTTAGCGCCTGTGGTATTGACTCCTAAAGCGTTATATCCAACAGCTGTGCCACTTGAAGCTGTCGTGTTGGCATCTAAAGCTGCATACCCCACAGCCGTGTTGTTGGTTCCTGAAGTATTAGCTGCTAAAGAAGATGTTCCGATAGCCGTATTATTCGCTGCTGTCGTGGCAGTTTGTAAAGCTGATGTTCCAATAGCTACATTCGATCCTCCTGTCGTTATAGCTGTTGCAGCGTCTACGCCTATAGCTATGTTATTGGAGGCCGTTGTATTAGCGGTCAAGGCATCCTTACCAACCGCAACATTTGAGGCTCCGGTTGTGTTTGCTTTTAAGGCGTTTAGTCCCATAGCCGTATTGTTAGAGGCTGTCGTGTTTGCGTAAAGAGCCGCATAGCCTACTGCGCTGTTTCCTGCTCCTGTCGTGTTGGTATCTAATGCTTCTGCACCAATAGCCGTGTTGTTATTTGCTGTTGTGTTTGCGGTTAGTGCAAGTTTACCCACAGCCGTGTTGTTGGCTCCTGTGGTGTTAGCTCCTAAAGCAGATGCACCAACTGCTGTGTTGTTGTCTGCGGTTGTGTTTGCCCCTCCAGAATTGTCCCCGACAAAAGTATTAGAGCTTCCCGTTGTTACAGCGTCACCGGCTGCATCACCCACCGCTACGTTATCCGTACCGGAAGTATTGGCTGTAAGTGCCGCCGTACCAACTGCTACGTTATTACTCGCAGTGGTCGCAACCAGCAGAGCGCCAGAGCCAATGGCTACGTTCGATCCGCCCGTTGTAATGGCCCCTGCCGCGTTATCACCTACCGCAGTGTTGTCTGTGCCTGTCGTTACAGCATCAAGTGAGGCTTCACCTATAGCGACGTTATCCGTTCCGGTTGTTAGACCAGTACCTAAATTGCCAGAACCCAGTCCTACGTTACCTGTACCGCCTGTCATATCTAAGACATCGGTAACGGCGGCTCCTGAGCCTGCCCCATCCGCCACAACCATCTTGATTCCACCGTTAGGAATCACAACATTAGCGCCTGTGCCTTGTGAAATCGTTACCTGATAACCTGCACTGTTCTGGATGATCCAAGTCTTGTTGACTGTATTAGGGGCCAGAGTAACTGTATTGGTTGCTGTGGTAGAACCGGTTAGCGTCAGCGAATAAGCTCTTGCCGCATCAGCAGCGCCATCCGCCATTGTAATGGTGTGGCTTGTACCCGTAATAGCTTCTGAGCCACTGCCCCATGCTTCGGCAATTAACTCCAAATTAGTGTTGGTGGTATCGCCCCAGGTGCCCGACTGTTCGCCTGTAGCAATTTCTTCTAGCCTTAAATCGTTTACATATGAACTTGCCATAATTTTTTACCTAAGCTGCTATATCTGTCCAGTCAGCGGACTGGGAAGGAGAAACCTCTGACCAAGAGGGCGATTGTGAAGGGGAAACAGCCGACCAAGAAGCATCTTGGTCCGGAATAAGGTTGCCCCAAACAGTGATTGTACCAAGTGCGGACGTAGCGGAAACACCTGTAACCGTGAAGTTAGAGTCGCCCCCTGTGACCGCGTTTCCAACGCCCCCCGTAAGTGTGTCAGAAGTAACGCTGATATTGTTGTTGGTAATAAGTGCAATGCTTCCCAAAGCACTGGTACCCGCCAAACCTGTGGCAGTGACATTAGCGACCCCACTAACAGTGACAGACCCAAGAGCTGTAGTGCCTGCGTTACCTGTGGCAGTAACGCCAGCCGCCGCTGCAACGGAAACCGTACCAAGAGCGGACGTACCTGCCAACCCTGTAACAGTAACGCCAGCCGCCGCTGCAACGGAAACCGTACCAAGAGCGGACGTACCTGCGTTACCTGTGGCAGAAACAGTAACATCAACAACGCCGCCCCACGTAGACGATCCGTAAGTGCTGAAACCCCAAGTACCTGCCATAATTTATCCATTACGCGATTCTAATAATCGCGTTTGAAGCATCCGCTGCGGGAAAAGTAATTGTAAAATCACCTGCTGTGGAAGTTTTATCCGCACCAAATGCCAGTACGGCAACAGCCCTATTAGCGGTGCCTGCTGTCGTGCTTGAGTTGTAAATCAATGCCCCGTTTGCGGTGATCGTGCTGCTGGACCATGTGGTATCAGCAAAATCGGTTAGGGCCGTTGTTCCGCTTGTGCTTGGATCAACATTCGTTAACGTGTTTCCTCCAGCACTATAGTTCGTTCCCGAAACTTCATTTGTGGTTGCGTAGGCAGTAGTCGAAGCCGACATCGTAGCCGACGAAGTATAGAGCGCGATTTTGAAAGTATTGCCCGTACCCGTTGTGGTAGTTGTACCGCCGCCCGATCCGTTGTGAAAATTGTGGATGCCTTGGAGCAGCTCACTCTTAAAACTCGTTGCCATTGCTTGAGTTATAGCCATTACAGCCTCCGTAAAATTTCGGCCATATCTTTATGGCCTTGTTTGTCAAAAAGATTATATAACGTGGTCCGATCACTTTTAATCGCATCTTTACACGCAGCTAAGATAACATGGTAAACGCGATCCTTAAATGCTTCTGCTTGCGCACGAACCATAGGGTCGGCCCCTTCAGAAACAGAAACCACTTTATTGACCGCCCTTTTAGCAATTTCCTCCGGAGTAAAGCCCCGATGCTGCGTGGTTTCAACATTAACGCTGTTAACGGCTGCATTAACTTCAACTGTAAACATATTACTGCTTCGGCCTCATTATCATTCCCGTTCTGTATTGATCGGTGACTTCTTTCGACTCACCAAGCATTTTGATACCAACCATAGCTTCGCTAAAGCGTTTTTCGTATTCCTGCATTAAATCAGGCTCGCCTTTCATAAAAGTATACGCTTCAATAAGGCAACCATAGAGCATTCCCTGAGTAGCGTTGGTGCTTAACCACGTAGTGCCATCACTGGCACCTGCAGTCAAACTGGCTGGTCTATAAAAATAATGCAGCTCTGAGGTGTAAGAGCTGTCCGGAGTTGGCGCAAGAATAAAGTTATCTACATCAAACTGCGCGTAATACCGGGGGCTACCCGTTGTACTACTGTTAGGGTTAAAAGTCTGTATAAAATTAACGTCCTTAAAATCCAGAAAACTTTTAACGCTACTAGAAGTATATGAAAGAGAAAAAGGAGCCAGGAAATCAGTAGGACAAGCCAGATACTGATTAGAACTGCTCATACCACCAGACACGTTCTTACGGAACAGGCTCAGTTCAGCATTCTTGAGAATGCGCTCTTCCGCGTTCTTTATGAAAATATCTAAATTATTGGTAAACGTGGTTTCATCGTTTTCCGTGTAATTCTGTATCGCGGTCTTTAATGTAGCGTAAGTAAAACTCATGTCGTCGTCACCGTAACCTCTCCGAGGCTTGCAAAAGCTCTTATTGGAGTAAATGTCTTCTCCGACAACAACGGCCTGTCTACATACACGACCACCGGATCAGTCCCCGCCGGACGCGGATCTTTCAACGCCTGTGGGTCCGTTACCTTGCGGAAAGGGCCTAGCTGCGGTTGTTTAGGCTCATACTCGTCCGGACCTACCAGCATCCCTGTCCATTCCTTTTTCATGGTGTTCAAGCGATAGCGAAACCCGGATCGGTCTGAAATTCCGTAAGCTCTTTTTCCTGCCGCGTACCTAGCCATAACTGAGTCCCGGAGTGATGGTAAGAGAAGCTCTGTCACGGTCTTCTTCCATCGCCCGGTTAAATTCCTCATCATAAATTGCTTTCAGCAGTGGAATTCTGTCCGGAGCGCGCTTAATAGACAGGTAATAGGCTAATCCGGCTGCCAAACAAGGGTAAAACCGGAAAGGTATCTGCATTGTATTGGTATAGTCGTCAGCGTCGTCCATGCGGACAAGCCGATCAAACTTAATAATGTCTGTATTGTTCTCAGGCGTAGGCCATACCTTGAGAACCGGCGTTACCTGCCGATCAAGGAAAAACTGAGATGGCCTGCCCGTCTGAGCCTTGTTTGGAATACCCAAGTAATCATCCCGACTAAGCCGAGTAATGGCGTAGTCTGTGCTGTCTCGGGTAATAACCGCAGACAGAATATCTATTGTTTTTTGAACGGTTGTCAGATCAACTGCTGCCGATAAAGTCGTTGTAGCCGCACTGGTTCCACCAGTAAGCGTTTCACCACTGGTGAAAGTGCCGGAAGGAATAGTTATTGCCATCGTGGTAGAAGAAGGCAGGCTTGTAACAGACGCCGTGGCAGCACTGCTACCGCCGGTAATCGTCTCCCCTACCGTAAAGCTGCCACTGGCCCCCACCGTTATAGTAAGAGTACCTCCAGGGTATTCGTTTATATCGGAAGCCAGCGTGATAGAGGTCTGCTCAATAGTCCATTGATTTAATCCCCTGTTAGCCCAGTCTGCCAGCATAAGATTAAGCGACCGGCGCGCGGTCTTCAGGTCATAGCCTGTACGGACTTCCAAGCCGCACCGCTCAAACGCCTCTTCGACGTAGCTTGCTACGTCCAGCTCAAAATTAACGGAAGAAGAAGTTGCCATTTAGCTTCTCTTCTTGCGAACGCCCGTTTTCTTTACCATACCGCCGCCACGCATCTTGCGAACGCCCGTTTTCTTTACCATACCGCCGCCACGCATTTTTCGGACACCGGTTTTCTTTACCATACCGCCGCCACGCATCTTGCGAGCTTTACTACCCGCCGCACCAAGATTAACTTTGGACATAAGAATTCTCCTTAACTAATTTATTGTAAAAAGCGGCCCTCTTCTCAAAGGAAGGAGCCGTCTTTTCCTCGTCAAAATAATACTCATAATACCCTGAATGACGCAGCTTATCTGAGGCTTTTTGCAGTTTGGACAGACGCTGAATAAAAATCATGGCGTACTCTGTTTCCACGGGCGGCTCAAAAGTGCCGTCATCTATGTCTTCATTAGGCTCGTCATCCGGATGGAAGCCCATTACCCACATATCTTTTTGAAGAAACAGTCCTTCTGAAATAGCTTTGTTTAAGTCCCACAGGTACTCGTGGAAGGCGCTGGAGTCGGCCCCATAATCAAGGTCCACTAGAATAACAACGTCATGCACATCGTCAAAAGTAGAAACGATAGAGTACAGGGGCTGATAGCTAGGGCTGTACTTAAAGGAAAATCCGACCTTGTCCTCTTCCCACGCCTTTTTAGCATAGGCACAGGCGGGTAAGCCGCCGTATTCCTCATTTGGGAGTTCCAGTGCGTGACTCGACCAACTTCTGATCTCGCCACAAATTTCCTGTTCCAACCCAGTGTAGAAAGAAATACGGCGCATAATTTACCTTCTAAGCATGAAATACCGTCATTGTGCCAAATGTGGAAACCGTGTACTGCACAAACATCCCGGAAGCAAAGACAATCCCTTCGTCCGGAATAGTTACGTCCCTTGTGGATGTAGCCGAAGCAACAGAACCCACTTTTAAGAGGGAGGTACCTGCAGGCGTCGTAGTAGTAAAACTCAACGTCCCTGCTGTTCCCGAACAAACAATAGACAATCCCTGCATTCGGGATCTTCCAGCAAAAATCACGTCTCCCGCAGCGGCGTTGACCCCTGCTGAAACATTACCTGCCGGATCGCCTACTGCAGCAATCGCCGTAACGGTCTTAAAATACTTAGCGCCCGTCGCAGTCCCTGCATTGGCTCCAGTAATACTCTCTGTCTGAGAGTCACCATTCACATCAGTCCCAGTTACCGTAAAGGAAATACCGCTATCGTCTCCCGCACTCAGAATAGTCACAACTCGACCTGAATCAAAGGTACAGGAGCCTCCAGAAGCTAAGGCTCCTTCAATAGTCAAGCTCGCGTTGTTTCCAACTGCAGCAGCGGCAGATATCCCATCAGCATCCAGGGCTTGAGTATCCGCCGTTATAAAGACAGCTTTTACATCAGATCCTGACATAACTTACTCCTAGCCTAGATTTATATTAATCAAGGAATACTCGGTGTTTGCGGATACCGCCATCACGTCGCCAACTTCCTGCAATACATTATCTGTTGCCGGGGCTACTCCACCTGCGGTGCCGCCGGAACGAACTGCTGCATTACCTACAACCACAGTACCTACCGTTAGCAAGGCTGCTGGCCCTTTTATAACTGCCCAACCATAGTAGTCAGCAGTCATATCAATAACAGTAGCGCCCATCAAAGCACCCGTTTCTGCTGCCGGAGCAACAATCAAGTTGGTGTTTGGGTTTTCTATTAGAGATAGCTGTGAGCTAGTGGTTAAAGCTGTTGCCAGAGCGTCATAACAAGTAATCACTATGGAAGGGTCTGCTGAGTGATCGTGTGCAGGATTAGACTTAACTCTAAGGTTTTGTCCTTCACCGTTTACATCATTCACCCAAAGATATCCGTCGGCATACTGGTTCAATGTAATGTCTGTACCGCCTGTTTCAACAGAAATAGCTGTTTCACCGGCATCTACGGCTGCTGTTGCAGTCATGTTAGCGTGGTCAGAAACTACGGCTGCGTGCTGCAGTAGCTTACCTGCAGTTACAGCGGTTCCACCAATCTCTACATAACGATAAACATTATTTCCGTAAATCAGAGTGCTGCCTAAAGGAAATAGCTGCGTAGAGCTTTCTGCGTAAGGATTTGCAGTACCGTACTGGCTACCACCTTTACCTATAATAAGGTCGGCAGGCCCATATCCAGTTGCCGCAGCATATTGGATGTGTCCGCCATCATCAGTATAGATATTACCGTCTGCATTAATTACTAAGCCGTCAGTAATTGCCCCTGTTGAGGAGGCTTTATCAATGGTTTTGAAACCATTCTCAGACCGAACTGGTCCGTCAAAAGTCGTATTAGCCATGTGTGTTCTCCTGTCTTGGCTAGTGTCTACTGAACTATACAGTAGTCAGGAAAAAAAGAGCGACTTGTCGTTAGAAATTAACAGGCATTTCGTTTATTAAAAAAAACAAGCCGCTCTCTCTATATTGCCTTCAAAGGGCTACGCTCCAGGTGTCCCGAAAACGGAACGCCAGTCAGAAACGCCGAAACTGTAACGCTCACGGGCTTTAAACCGAGAGTTTCCAGTGTCGAAGTCGCCTTCCATTGCTGTCTTAATCGCGGTGCGCTGGAACAACTTAAAGCCGTTTGGCGCATCGGTCTTAATAAAGAACGCATCGGTATCCGTCAGGAAGTGGTCAACCACTGCTCCCTCAGGAACCATACCCATTGAATTTACAGCATTAACGTCGTTGTCTGCTGTAGCTGGTCGAAGGTTCGAAGCAAGAGTTCGCTCTGCTATAAATTGCAGCTCTTTTGGAATGACTAATTTCATTCCTCGTACTGCAATCTTTAGTCCGCGCTCATCTGTTAGCCCCGCAATATCAATCAACATTTGCTCCAAAGAAGTTTCATTCAAATCTGATGCCGTAGACAACAGGTTTCTTTGATTGCCGCTAATTGATGGATGCGAAGAAGAACAAAGTGCTGCACCGTCACCTACCGGAAAGCTCGTAGAAAAGGCGTTGTTCAGTATTGATGCAGCCTTTATCTGTTTTGTTTGAGCCATTGATCGAGCAAGAGCGCGCGTATAGCGTGCTGCTAGTCGGTCATACAGATTATCTTCTATTGCTTCCTCTGTAATAGAAAAAGCGAGAGCTATGGTTTCGTGCGTATAACGTGCAGTAAATGTTTCCTGCGCGTCATCAAAGGAAATTGCACTACCTTCAGCCTTAACGGGAGCTGTCCCGAAGCCTGAAAGCATTGTCTCTTCCTCAAACGCCCGATCTGAAGATTCTTCGGTAAAGATTTCAGAGTGCTCTTTCTCATACCTATCGTACTCAAGCCCGAATAAAGCATTTAATCCGGGTTCAAGCTCTTTCGCTAGTTGTGCTCTTGAAATAGCCATTTATTTAACCCCCTTAAATGCCAGTCGAATCCGCAGTAGTCTGCGAATCGAATCGACGGGTTGAGGCATTAAAATGCGCGTTTAGTCGAACTAACAGCGGAATTCCTGCCGCTGAAAAATCGCCATTCGCATCGTCATCAACGATACCTACAATACGCAAAGGCAAAGTTGCCGTGGTTGCAATTGAAGATACACTTAATGCTGAGTTAGACCTTCCCGTATCAGAAGAACCTGTACGGGCCGAAGTTCCAAGAGTCGCATTCGCAAAAACTCCAGCAAGAGCCGTAGCTCTGTTGGTGAGACTAGCGTCTGACGCTACTTGGAACAGTTGGTTTGGGTTATCGGCAACAAACGCTTTTACAGGATAATTTGTATCCACGCTTACGCTACCGGAACCGGGCCAATAATTAAGCCACGTGGGCTTTTTCTTGACCGAATCATGGTACATCACACCTGTTAATACACCCAATGCTTGTGTCGTACCGCCAGAAGTCGCACCGGCGTAAGTAATAACGCCAGCCGCTAACGGTACACAAATACCAAACTGGTAAATAGCATTAGTATTGTCAGAAGCGATTTCATACTCGGTAACACCCGTAGAATTAGCGCCTCCACCAACCAGACCAACAGGACGAAGACCATAGGCAGTTTCTTGATTTGCCATTTGATTGTCCTCCTAAAAACTAAAAAATTAGTACACGTTACTGTTTAGTACGTGGACCACCAAAAGTTACTCTTGACTGACGATCTGGTTTAGAAATCGCCATTGTAGAGTGAGCGTTCTCACGCATCATATCGTGGTCAACAGCTTCGAGTTGGTCAGCATGTCTCTGATTAAAATAATCAGTACGCTCTGCCACTGTTTCCATCGGTATACGTGCGAGAAGCAACCCGCCTGAGCCAAATACACCTTCATGTTTACCCGTTTCAATAACCGGGGCTTCAAAATCAGGATATTCATCCTTCCGTACAAGTTCATAACCTTCGCGCAAACGCCCTGAAATATTTTGTTTGTCTTCCCAACCTCTAACTTCAGCGCGTATCCAGCGATGCTTAAAACCGTCCGGTGCAGGAGGTGCATCTAACATTGACGGTGGTCGCCACGGTTTACGCCTTTCCGTAGCATTCCGAGTTGATTTAGCGCGAGACGTGCGCTGAATGGCTTTCAAATCCTCTTCAGAATTCGTTGATTCTTTAGTTTCTTTGGTCATTCCGGCTACCCCTTCACGTATTTAGCGTATTCTTCTAGTGGCACACCCAATTTTTTGGCAATAGTTACCTGGCTTGGGGTGAGTTTTACCTTTCTGCGCCCTGACCTACTTCCTTTCGAAACACTAGCCACAGTCTGAGCGGTTTTCTTACTGCTAGTGTCGTCCTTAAACTTATGTGCAAACTCAGTCTTGATACGTTTGTCCAGCTCATCATAATAGTCATCTGTTTGAGGGTCAAACCCTTCTTCTTCGACCAGCTTTTTATGAATCCCGAAAGCGGCGAAAGTCATAGTGTAGTCTTCGCCAAACCAAGAGTTCTTATTTGCCCATTTTTCGGCCTTCGGGTCCGCAGGTTGTGGAGGCTGCTGCACAGGCTGCTGTGGTATCGGCTGTTGTGCCTGAGCCTGAGCTTGAGCCTCATAGGCTGCTTGCTGCTGCTCTTGTTGCTGCTTGGCCTGCCCATAACGGTCAGCCGCTACGGCTAATTGCGTTAATTTTCGTTGGGCATCAACCGTTGCCTGCGAATCTCCCGTCTCTACTGCCTTTTTTAACTCAGCCTCGGCTTGTGTCTGCTCTGCCGTAATACGTCCACCGTATTCCGACAAGTAGCTTTGATCTAATTTTTTTAGCTTTTCGGAAGCCTGATCGGCTTGCGCTTTTGCGGTCTGAGCAAATCGCACGGCTTCTTCGCGCTCTCGCTCGGTTTCTTTAACCCGCTTAGTAAGCTGATTAATGCGTTTTTGAACAGATTTACTGTACTGCTCCTGCTCAGTCGCTTCTTCTGACGCACTTTCTTCAATAACCTCTTCCGGAGCACCCTCCTTTTCAGGTTCTTCGGAAGCTCCGATCTCTACTATCTCTTCTTTTTCAGTGATATCGAGAGGAACAGGTTCTTTACTTTTTTCGGTAGTCTGTGTTTCTGCAGTAGCCATACTTCTGGTACTCCCTAGTTATGTAGTATGTCTTCAGGGTTTTTGATCGTCGCCAAAACTTCATCGTCATTCAGGATGCGTACTTCTCCGCCCTCTATCTTAAAACGTGATCCAGCATATCTGGCAAATACGATCCATTGTTTTTCTTCACACCAAGCGCCCTTCGGAAACTTCTCTTTATCCGCGTAAGCCAAAGGTCCCATTTTAAGAACGTAGCCAGCAACGGTTTGTATTTGAGTATCGTCTAGGGTCTTATCAGAGAATAAAATCCCGCTTTTAGTGGCTTTCGGCGGTCGATAAGGAAGAATTAACATTCTCCATCCAGTTGGAGACGGCAGTCTTTCTAATACAGGGGTGTCAATCTTTGAGGGGTCTAGTACCTTTTCACCAGCTTCTACATACAGCGTGTCAAGAAGCTCTTCTTTCTTAGCAGGTTCAGTCATCTAATTTTTCCTGTTTTTTTAGCATATCGGAGAGTTCTCGCTGAACGAGATTTAACCCATTCAGCTCTCCCATAAGTTCGCGATATTGTTCCATATTCTTTACGCCGTTATTTTCTAAAACCTCTCGTACTAAAGCTCGGCGTTCTCTAATCAGCGCAAAGATATACTGGGCAACATCTATCTCATCCATGTGCGGAATCTTACAGGATCGGATACAGTCTTACTACCTCTTATAACTCAAACTTCTTTCCAATCACTTCCCTCGAACAGCAGAGCTTCCGCTTCTCTGCGTCGAACCAGTCCGTTCAAAACCTTTCCACCTGCCTTATTCCAGCGTTTTATCTGGTTAGGCACGTCCTCTAAATCGTTACTGTTTAGCCTTTTCAACATTGTTGAAGACCTTAAATTGGTGGGGCCTAAGTTATATACCCAAGCTACTAAAGCATCAAACTGACACTGCTCTAAGTCACACTCCACCAAATCATTAATATAACCTTCATACTCGTCAAGCTCTGAAGCAAGCATTTCCTCTGCTTCTTCTTGCGTTATTTCTTGGCCGTCCTCAACACCTTTTGTGTGACCATACCCAATAGTCCAAACGTCTACGGAGTCTTGATAAGCCTTGAGCTCGCAACCTTCAAATTTTTTAATGAGAGACAGTCCTTCTTCAGAGATTTTCATTTACTATCTTCCTGTTGGCGAGATGCTCTTTGGCAATATCTTCCTTGGACTGCCCAAGATACGGCACTGCATGACCTTCCTGACACATGAGGTCATTGGCACAAATCCCGTCTTTATTAATGATTTTGCCTAAAATACGCCCGAATTTACCCCTGCCACTGCCCTTGGCAGTCTCAAGAGTGATCTGGTAATCCTCTGCTTCAATGAAGTCCACCAGGTATTTCTTGGCTAGAAGGCCGTAT